TCGTGTCATACCCTTTGACGATATGCCGTGCCTCGATAACGATATAAACGGAGTAGTATTTTGGTGTTTTGTTGACGCCTCCATAGCGCGGCGCAAAGTGATACCAGGGACGGTAGGAGCAGGGAGTATACGCTGTCCATGCGGCTCCCGGCAAGGGAGGGGTGAACGGCTCGCCGGTATTATTATCTATAGTCGAATAATAAGCCACGCCTTCGTGCGTCACAAAATCGCCTGTATTATAGACGGTCTCGTCATCCCAGGCAGCCGGTGATGAATGCAAAAATGCACAACAATTTACTCCGTAGGTATATACAGGGTCTGGAAGTATTCCGCAGCAGCCGCGAAGCAATCGGCCGCTGTCGATGCAGCGGATGAGCTTGCCGGACACGGAATCTCGGGTCAGTTTAACCACAGTCCTTTTCCTCCGTTCCCTCAATCGGTGTAACGCATCGCCAGTAATCGCCTCTCATTTTGACCAAAATAGGGCTTCCCTTGACAAGCGATAAGTGACCGTCGCTAACATTGCTAATCCCGCCGAGAAGGTCAAAGTAAACGCTTTCGGTTCCCGTCGTCGTAACAGTCCACCACTCTCCTTCTGTCGGTGTATGCCCTAAGTTTTCATTTTGCAGGCTCTTGTAAAATTCATTGCTGTAAATAACGATTGTGTCTTTGGAGTACACAAACGACGCATCATAGGCCGAAATCCCGATATAACATAAAATACTTGAACCCGTACCCGCCGCCTCCGCGCAATAGGCCCATTCAATACCGCTTCCCGACGGCTGGGTCTTTGCGATTCTTGCCCTGAGCATATCGACGTTAATCTTAATCCCTTTTCCCTGCGAGACTTGAATAATCCCGTCTCCTGAGCGCAGATCGGACGCAAAGCCAATTAACCCGTTGATGGCGTCTATCACTTCTCTGGTATTAAATCGCGTCAGCTTTTTCATGGCATAATTAAATCGTTAAAGTTGGCAATCGGGTAAATGGGTACACCAAGGCGAACCCCGCCGGGAGAAGGGTTAGGTACGCCGTCATCAATGGATGTGTAGGTCACAACATCGGCAGGCGGTTCCCCCGTGTTGTGGTCTCGGTAATACAGGTCAACATCCCAGCCGCTTCTAAGTGTATAGATTCCATTTTCCGGGTCAGGCAGCGAAACCTGTCTGCGTGCGAAGGCGTAATTCTTGATAAATGTCCCGGTCTTATTATTATAATCCGCGCTAATATCAATACATTTATAAGTCCCAGCCCATGCCATCGGTTCAAAAGACCATCCCAACTCGTTCAGGGTGTTTATAAACGTGTTAATCTGTGCAATGACCGCCGGATAGCTCGTGTCCTCTTCTCTCTGGATGGTAATTATAGCATCGTGAGAATCTTTCGGGACGGTAACGGTTTTTTCAATCACCTTTCCCCTGAGCTTTTCGTCAAGCTGATAGTTCTCCGGATATTTATAAACAACCTTCATCAAAGAATACGGCCCGTCTAACGGATTGATTCCCGCTCCAGCCCGGTAAACCGCCCTATTTGTTTCGGTCTGATAAAGCTGAGTACTGATATTAACTATAATTTCCGTTAGATTCTGAATATAGGTAAGTTCCATTTCGACGCAATCGGACGTTATCGCTTTTGCGTCAATGCGCCCAAGCCTTGCCTGTGGATTATCTGGGTGAGGCATCCCATAGTATAGACCGGCATAATTAATAGCCCAGTTTACTTTAGCGTACCCGTAAATATCGCTTGGGATGTTGTTGACGATAATCCCGTTGGTTATCTCAACACTTGTTGCTGTCCGAAGAACTCGCTCCGAGCTAATTGTATTAAGGATAATATCGGTCATTAGTTTGCAAACGCCTTTCTCTGGATGGAAAGCATCTCCCTAAGCATATCCTCAGTAGGCTTCATTGGGTTGCTGTCATGTAGTCCGCTAACGTCAATGTCCTGTGACCTGAAAACGACGCCTTCGCCGGGATTGTTTCCGCCACCTGCGAAGCGGTCGTCTTTTAAGCGGTCAAGCCCGCGGGTATAAGTCTCATAGCCAATCAAGCCTTTATCGAAAGCCTCCTGAATCTTTCGGACCTGTTCGTCATAAATCTCAATGGCTGTTTTCGTCTGCTCCTTCAGCCGGTCCGCAAAGCTTTGGAGTTCCATATTTTCGGAAAGCTTTTTTTCGGCCTCTTTAACCTTCTCCACAACGGCGGCCATTTTTGCAAACTGTTCGACGCTTAAACCGAGTTCGTGATCCATCTTGTACAGCGCGGCCGTGATGTCATCCAGACCGGCGGCCTTTGAACGTATTTCTGAAAGCCGGTCAAGAAGTTCCTGCATCGCATCCGCCTGTTTTTCGGCAATATCCGCCGCGCTGGTGTCGTACTTTTCCGTAGCCTTGCGCCGGAAGGCATCAAATACAGCAGGGGCAAGGATAGACCCGGCCCCGTCCGCCTTCGCTTGTAATTCGTCAATTGTTTTCAAAACCTTGCTAAGCTGCGTTTCGGTATCTGTCAAGCCCTGCAATTCAAAGCGAACACTCCTTATTGCCTCAAGACCTTTTAACAGGGGGTCCAAGCCGGTCAGCTTATCGGTCAATTGCTCTACCGATTGACGCGCCGCATCACCGCCGGGGACTATTTTCAAAAAAGACTTACCAAGTTTTTCCGCCAAACTGCCCTGCTCCCGCCAAACATCAATTGACGCGGATATCCCGTCCGAAAGTTTTTCAATCCCATAGGTAAAGGCACGGACCTTCCCCACACTCAGCGCAACCTTTGCAAATTTATCAAAGTCCTTAAGCAAGCCCCTTGACTTATGCATTCCTTTCTCAAAGTTCATTGTGCGCGCAATCAAATTGACGGCTATTGTCCCGGCGTTTGCCATTATTTAATCCTTGCTAAAACGTTTTTAATCTCGTCAGGACTCATTGGTACTTTCGGTTCAAAGTCTATCATGTAGTCTTTCAGTTTCGGCGTATGGCCCTTTTTCAAATGCGGCGAGATAAGATTGGCCGTTTGTAAGGCAGACCTTAAATCGGCCCTGTCGTCGCCAAACGGCATTAGTCTGTAAAACGCCATCCATTCTTCGATTTCCTTATTTGGTAATTGCTCAATCCAGCAGACCGGCCAGCCCAAAGCTAAAGCTAATTTGAAGTAGAATCTTCGCCTTGGACTGTCACGGAGTTTTTTTCAAGTTCCTTTACATCGGACTCAGAAAGCCCGTTGATCCGGCTGGCTACATTAAATATCCGGTTCAACGCCCCGGCTGATTTGTTGCCAAGAGCATCGGCATCTGACCGGCTAAACAAGAGCGTTCCGGATTCGTCACAAATACACATCACAAGAAACGAGGCTTGAAAATTAGCGCGAGATTCTTTCTTTTGTTTGGCGACTTCCGCGCTCCAAACGTCCTGATCCTTTGCGGTAATGGTCTTGACACAGACGCTTCCATACCATTCAGGAACATCAACCGGCACAATCTGTACATCGTTAATCTGAAAAATACTTTCTTTCGATAACATACAATTCCTTTCACTATGTTTTTGCATCAAAGACCGGTTCGCCGGTCAGCTTAATAGAGATGCTTTGTTTTACGGCATCATCATAAGACACGGAATGTCCTAACGATGTCACAAACCCAGCACTGTAGATGCTTGAGCTTGAGGCGGCATTGGTTCCGTCATTACAGGTGATCTTCCAATAGGCCGTTGGATTAGTAATCTCCTGCGCTAAAGACGTCGAATAGGTAGTTCCGTCATAAACAACATCTATCGACATTTCACCGGCATCCATCATGCCGTTCAGGTATTCCTTCCACTTTGCCGTTGACCCCATGTTTGAAATATCAATCGTATCCCGGCTGCGGTTCGGCCCATTGATAGAGACAATCTGGCCTATAGTCGTTACGGTTGTAAAGTTTGTCGTGGCGCATTTAACAAGGGTTGCGCCATGCCCGTGTACGGCTGTAGTCATTTCAAACTCCTTTAATAGCTGGCCGTTCCCGCGCCGGTAAATTTAACGCCGACTGACTGCTTGACAGCATCGTCGAAAGAAACAGAGTGGCCTAACGAGGTAATGAATCCAGCCGCCGACCATGTGCCGTTATCGGGATAGGTCACAACCATCGTGCTGGCCGATGCTGTCAATTGAGCCGCCAACAAAGTAGCTACGGTAGTCCCGTCATAAATCAGTTCAATCGTACATTCTCCGGCATCCAGCATTCCCGGAAGAAACTCTTTCCATTTGTTCGTTGAACCCATATTGGAGATGTCGATTGAATCTCTTGAAAGATTCGGCCCCGAAATAGATACAATCTGCCCGACCGATGTTCCGCCAATCGAAAATGTAGTCCCGTGTCCGTGATAACCTGTAGTCATTTGAATCTCCTATTCGTTATACCAAATTTGATAATCTTGCGTTTTTCCGTATCGCCTCAATTGGTCTACTCCAATTGTCTCTTCAAAAAAGTCGTTTTCGTCTATCAGGTGGACGCATTGAATAACCACACTTCCCACCGTTCCGTGGTAATTGTCAAGCAAGGCCCTTACGGCATCGGCCAGCGTACGCGCGCCCGAGTGGGTGGTTCCATAACAGTCAATCTGAAATCGTGACGTAACCATGTTCACCGTGTCAGACGTGGTATGCTCCCTTATCCCGCTGATTTGGTTGTACCGGATGGCCGGATAAACCGTGCCTTGCGGGACAATCTGCGGGTAAATCCTGCTTGATGTAATGGCCAAAACTCCGGCATTCCATCGGAGCAAATCAAAGAGAGCTTCTTCGATTTTATCCGCCGTCGAAAGCTCCTTCAAAGATACATCGTCTAAGTCGAAAGAGCTTGTTTCAGAGGCGGCACCGTAAACAATGAAATATAAATAAGGCGAAGTCCCGGTATACACAAAACTGTCTGTATAGGTTCCGTCCTCATCCTCGTTATGTTTGGCCCCGTCCTGCCCGTCGAAAGAA